CTCCGGTGTTTGAGATGCGGCCTTGAGCATTGCGATTGCGTCAATAGAAGGAGTAGCTAAAGCTTCACGCTTTGGTTTGACGATGCCACCGATGTAATCCAAGAGGAACTTGTCTGCCTCCTGCTGTTGTTGTTGCATCGCGTTCGAGATCAGTGTTTGCTGATCCGGTAAAACAGGGGTCGGTTGCGACGGAGCTGCTTGTTGAAGCCCAGGCATTGAAGTGGCGTAAGTACCGCCGGGAGCCTGGTACCTACCAGTGGCCACCCATTCAAGCAATTCAGGAGCTACTTTTTTCTTACCACGAAGCGCCAAATGCGTATGCGTTTCATGGCCTGGATCGCCAGGACCCAAGGCCTCCGTGAATAGTCCCGACTGCTTCGCACGTTGAGCTAAACGCTTTGTGCGCTCCTGCCAAGACAGCGGCTTACCCCCTTCATATTCGGGACCAACGTCTTGGCGCCAGTCGGTAACATCAATGGCCTCACCAAAATAATGGTGGGATTTAGGAGCGTGCTTACCTACACGCCCCGAACCAAAAGCAGGATTTTCACCAATACGCAGACCGTATTTCTCCAGTGCTTTGCCAATGTCGACAATCGAAACTTCAGACATGCCTAACTCTCAATATCAAAGATGGGAGCCGAAGTATACGCTTCTTTGAGAAGAGCTACCGGATCAATGCCGGTTACCTTCGGCATTTGAGGCAGCGGTTTGCGAGTGGCAAAGTTCTCAAGAATGAACTTATTTAGATACTCCTGTGGCGATTGAGTTGCACCTGTCAATCCAGGGAGTACAGAAGGTTCTGGAGATTGCAGCGCAAGATCCCCTCTCGTATCTTTCGAGGGGATCGGCACGGTTAAATCAACATCACCAAGTGTTGCAACTGCTCTCTTGTAAAGATCACCGCCTTTTTTCATGCGGGGGACAGCAGAAGCGACACTGGTTCCGAAAGCATCTTTGGAATAGATGTTAGCTTTCGGATTACCACCGAGAACAGTTGCGTAGCCCTGGGTAATATCCATCCCAGGCTTAAATCCACGCTGTTCAAAATACTTTTGGACAAAAGGCATTTGCTGCGCAATTGTCATTGGGCCTGAAGGAAGTCCAACTTCGTTGCGGGCACCTGGTCCGAATTGAATTAGACCCCGATAATTACCGCCTGCACCACCGACCACATTGGGGTTGAAGCTGGATTCGAGATGGACTAATGCACCCAATTCATAGGGATCTTTAAAACCTAAATTAGAAGCGACCTGAAGAAACGCTGCTCTGTCTTCTGGCTTTAGGGTTCCTACTCTCTTGGGTGCCATAGTACTTCGTGGGACTGTCTCTGGTGTTTGCGTTGCCTCAACGGAAATTGGTTTCCAACATGAGACGAGTGCCAACGGCAACATCAGCTGGACCGGGAAGTGCTTGAATAAACTCAGAACCTTCGCGGTTGAACCGATACCGAGCTTGCTCGGGATTTCGGTAATTCGGGACATAAAGATGCATGGCTAAGCGATCCGTCTCGTAGAGATAGATTTGAGTCCACGTCTTAAGAGTGTCCTTAAAATCTGAAGTTGCGATCGTGCGATCGACATCACCCGCAATACTTTCGATGCGGCTACGAGGAACTGTATCGTTATTCACGCTGCCAGTCATATCGGTGCGTTTTTCAGCCTCATCGCACCTGCTGATCTGTTCAACGATCTTCGAATACCAGAACGAATCTTGGATGTTATCGAGAGCCTCCTCAAGACGCGCTAAATCACCAGCAGGTATGGATGTGAGGTTATACCCGAGGTGCCAACGAACCTTAGATTTAAGGAAACTATCGAGTTGCATTATTCGGAAATGCGTTAAAGGGTAGATCAGGACTTTGATCTACCCAATAACACACTAGCACGCGCAAATTATTAGTCCACGCGGACAAGATTTTCCTTGAAGATTTCATCCCAATCGACGCGCTTCACAGCTTTCAATTGCTCAAGGCGTTGGAAACGTTCACCAGCCATCGTGGTCTGTAAATCTTTGATATCACGTGCCGTCTTCAGGCCCACGCCAGGGAGCGCATCTGCGATCTGACGAGCAGACGCAGTGTTGATGTTGAGTCGTGTATCGACTGGGAAAGTCTCACGCTTAGTGAGCTTGGCATCCTTCACGCCTTCAGACTCGAGGTCTGCGGTCAGGCGCTCTTCAGTTTTAATTTTTTCTGCCGTGGCATCGAGGTGAGGAATCAAATCACTCTCCTCTACGTAAATGACTTCATCAGATGCATCGACGCACATCACAATGCCGTCGCCATGCTTTGAAATCATTTCAACCAGACCACCCGTGGGGCGATATTGGTACAACATACTTGTGTTTTGCAGTCCTCAGGATAGCTTATCAAAATAAATCTTTGGCATGAAAAAGCGGGCCGCGAGGCCCGCCTAGAGTTAACACCAAAAGGATTGGGTTATCAGCTGTCGCTACCGCCCACTTGGGAGGCGAAGTCGATGAAGCCTTGGATATCGTTCCAGGACACACCAGCAGCGGGACGCAGGTAGTTCACGCGGCAGATGATGTAGGCAGCCTTACCAGCATCAGAGTCAGCCTGGCTGATGAACACACCGTCACCAGTGATGGTGGTGTTGGTCACAGCGTTCAGGTTGTACACCTTGAAGGTGGTGTCGGAGGTCACCTTGTACATCATGGCGTCTGCCAAGTCAGCTGCGACGATACCGGCGGTAGTCACGGTGTCGACGAAAGGCAGCTTGGCGGCGGTCACTGCAGAGGTACCCTGGGCGATGCCGGAAGCACCGATGGTCAGGGACGAAGATGCAGCAGACAGACCATCAGCCTGGGTGCTAGGAATACCGAAAGGCACGCCGCTGTTGTCAGGACCCAGCAGCAGAACCTCGGTGTCAGTACCCTGCAGGTTTGCGGTCACAGGGGAGGCGGGGAAGCCAACCAGACCACCAGAGGGGATGTCCTGACCGATAGCGATCGAAGCGCCATAGATGTAGGCGGGACGGGTCGCATCGGCTTGCACCACGAGGGAGGTGCGGTTGTCGCGCACGCGGTCGTCGGTGCGACGATCGGGCGAGGGGATGACGAGGTCGAAGCTCTTGAAGTTAGCCTTGGTTGCGGACAGGTTAGAAACCTTGACGTAACCGATCAGCTCATAAGCCTCGACGCCGGGCCAGCCATAAACACCTTCAGTGTTATAGGAGGACAGGCGGTTGATTTGGTTGCCGGGCTGAAGAATAGCACCAGCTTCTTCTTTGTAAGTTGCCATTGGTTGATTACCTCCTTATCACTCGACGATGGTGAAGGCGGAAGTCACGAAGTCCTTGTTCAGGTTCGCGAAACCGGCGTACAGCTGCCAAATCAGGATGATGAAGCGGCTGAAGTCGTCGTTGTTGTTGATCAGAACCTGAGCGTTAGGACCGCCGATGCCAACACCAACAGCCTGAGGACCGAAGAACAGTGCCGGAGGAGTAGTGCGGGTTGCAGCACCACCGCCGCTGCCGATGTCCACGGAAATTTCCTTGGCGGCAAAGTTGGTGGATTCGAAGAAGCGAACACCTTCAAACACGAAGCCAGAAGGCATCACGGGCTCGCCAGCCACGAATTGGGCTTGGCCATACTGACCGCCACCGTAGATAGCGCCGTTGGGACCCATGGCGCCCATCAGGGGGTTGCCTTGGCCCATGCCGGGATAACGGGCGACTTCACGGAAGCCTTGGTCAGCACGCAGATCCTTCATGAAGGAGGGATCGGCGATACAACGGTAGTAGCCATCAGCGAACACAGGCACGTTGCGCTTGCGCAGCTGCTTGACGACTTCCAGAAGGTCGGTCTTAACGTTGAACTTGAAGCGCTCAGAAGCGTACTCAGTAGCGGAGTAGGAGTTCAGAGCGGTGGAGCTGGAGCGGGTCTTACCGTTGGGGTAGTAGTAACCACCCTGGCTGTCGGAAGAAGCGCCACGGGACTCAGCTTTGGCGAATTCGTCGAGGAAGACGCGATCACGCCAACGACGATAGTCGTCCAGCAGGGTCAGCGAACCGATGGACTGGTGGAACATGTTGAGGTTCCCGGTGTCCAGCAGCAGACGCTGAGCGGTCATCAGAGTCTCGCGAGCAATC